TACAATAAATTCAATAGCATCTTTATCACCAAACCCAAAAAAAGATTGTAGATTTCCTTCCTCAAAAATTTTTCTATCTTTTGAGTTAATTCGGTATCCTTTATAATCTATAATATCTTTAAATTTCTTTACTGCCATTTTAATTTATTTTATCCACCCCATTGGTTTCCTCTTTGTTTTTGTAATGCTACCGGAAGATTAAGTGTGCCCATTTCCGATTTTAAAATAAGATTTCCATTATACTCCGTATCTCCAGTAAATCCAAATCCGGCGTTTGGTTTATAACCATCAACCTTTTTATCGATTGTAGATACTTTAACCCCTTTGTTTTCACCAGGCTTTAAAGTAAGTGGTGGTATTGGATTGAATATACCGGCAATTGCACCATCTTGTGAAAATGTAATAGTAACGGGCTTCTTTGTGAAATTTGAAACCCTTAATTCAGGACCATTAACCCAAGTTCCTCTACCATCATCTTTTGCTCTACCTCTAAATGTTAAATCAGGATATTGTTTATCTGAAATATTTGCCACTTTAGCGGCAAAATCATCAGATACTTTAAATCCTTCTTGTATTTTAGCAGCTTTACCAAATAATTCTTCTCTCAACTGGTCTACCTGCTTTTCTAATGTTTGATTTCTTGCAAATAAAGAAACTCTTTGAATTGATTCAGCGGTTGCTTTTTGTATTGAATTTTGAAGTTCAATAATTGTACCTGTAACTTTTGCGTTTGCTTGTTGTGTTTGATTTTCAGCCGTTGCAACAACTAAATCCTTTCCATCAATTTGAACTATTAAACTTTGTGTAACTATTTCTAATTCAGTTACTTTAGCTCTTAAATCCAATATATCGGAATTTAATTGTGTTATTATAATATCTCTATTTGCAATTTCAACTAATGCAGCATCATAGATTGTTTTTAGAACCATTTCAGGTAAAACCGGAGCTTGCACTGGAATCAATTCTATAATTGTAGTATCTATTGACTTTAATAATTCAGATTCTTTATATTTTGGTCTTGATAGTTTTCCAGAAACAATACCATCTTCTGCTACAGAACCACTAAATACATGGACACCAAATGAGTTTTTAGTTGTGATTGCCAATGAACCACTTACTAAAATTTGCCCAACTTTTTGTTCGTTTTTTAATCCAGTTTTTAGCATGCTTAGTCTTTTACAACATTGAAAGTTAATTCATTATCAAAATACTGAATATCACCATCATTATCAATTTTAAATTCAATTTTATAAACCCTACCAGCTTCCCAATTAGAAAGATTTAATTTTATATAATTTCCATTAGAATCACAATTTAATTTTGAGTAATCGCTAAATGGTATTATAATATCATCAGAAGCAAAATCTTTAATTTGGTAGTATGATGTTTGTGGTAAATATTTTATATCAGTATATCCAAATGTATTTGTAAAAGTTTTTAAAGGATATAATTCTCTAGCAAATATTCTCATAGTTGGAATTGTTTCTGCTTTATATTCTTTTTTCAAATTAGTAATTCCTACTTTAATATCAGATGCTACTAATTGAGTTAATGAGCCTGTTATAAACGATTGGTCATCCCAACCAATTCTAATTTTTGGTTGATATATTGTATTTGTTTCTTTAGAAAAGAATTTTAATTGACCATAATCTTCTGTATCGTTTTCTAATGTTTCATCAAATTTAATAATAATACCATCGTTATTTGATATAGAACCACTCATCCAACTTTGTAATAATGATTTTACATTCATTTCAATATCAGCAGATTGATATTGGAAGTTTTGAGATGCACTATAATTACTCCACCAAGTACCACCTGTTCCATTATTGGGATTACTATCACTATTAGGTGCTAATGAGTTTTCTAACCAATCTAATTTAGTATCACCTTCTCTATAATTCCAAGTTACACCTTTAGTTGATATATTATCAAAACGAGTACCAGTACCCATCTGCCAACTTTGAGAAATTGGATATGCGTAAATAGTATATTCTAATGGAATTTCGTTGCTTTCAGTTTCTTTTAATATAAGAGTTGCTTCTTCCAACTTAATACTATTATTTGTTAATGAAGAAGATAAAAATCCTACTTCAAATTTTAAAAGAGTACGTGATACATCTTTAATATTACCATAGTAAATTTTACTAATTTCTAATATTTCATCCAAACCAGTATTTTGATTTGGTTGTTGTAAGTACACCGATGCATCTTTTGATGCTGTTAGGAAATAGTATGCCATTATCTTACTCTACCTTTTATGTCCGAATCCGGATATTTAATTTCAAAAACCGAAGGGTCTAATGATGGATATACAATCTTATCTTTAGTTGCCGCATCTATATTATATGAATTTGGTGAATATCTTCCACCACATTTATTTGTTATCTTAACCATAGGTACTGATGAAACTCCTTCAATGTTTGCTATTAACAATTCAACTTCACTTAAATTTATTGTTTGGTTAAATGTCCAATTATCTACACTAAAATACTGCTTAAGTTCATCTATACATTTTGTAAGAACCTCACTTTTATTATAACTACTAAATACAATTATTTCAAAATCAATTCCAATATTAATTACAAATCCATCTAATAGATTAATACCATCGGTTAATAATCGGTATTCATTCATATAGGTTTTTAAATTCTCTTTAACACCTCTGTTAAGATTTGTTAAATGCCCAATCCCATCATATCCTAACAAATATAAATTTATTGCAAATGGATTGTTTTTTTCATTTTCATTTGAAGTTTTTCCAATTAAAAATCTAGTTATTTCTTCTTTTATTGATTGTTGAGTAGGTTCTTCATCATCCGGTTTAGAAACAAAACTCATAACTAAATCAGTAAACTCTTGTAAATTATTTGGAGATGCTAGAATAGATGATGGTGAATTATTATCTAATGTACCATCGGCTACTGCAAATGCTTTAGCAACTGCTCCAAATTTTGATGGCATTGATAATGCTCTAACTTGATAATCGTTTGCCGTTACCGCTCTATTTTGTGAACCAAAATTAGCTAAAGAGTTTTGTCTTATTTCTTCTAAACTCTCAGCACCCCTACCACCACTTCCAGGTACTTCGTTATCAATTGCTATTGAATTTTTTACAGTGTTATATATTGCTAATTCAGATGCATTATATGATTCAGTATCTTCATCAAATTCTATTGTATCAACTCTTGTCAATTCCCCAACAGGTATATTAGAAGCAACACCACCCCCAATCATATACTTTACAGTTATAGTTGTGCTGGATGGCGAAGTTCCATATGTTTTTGTTTTTAAGAAATTAGTTGGGTCAAATGATTCTTCCAATCTACTAATAGAATTTGGTAATCCTAATCCAACATTTTTAAGATTAGGAATTAATTGTTCATCAGATGCGGATGAATCACCTGCGCCAAATTGTATAGATGTGGTATTATCCTGATTTACTTTAGTTACAAATCTTCTTGCCGTTTTAATTGTTTTTAATACAAATGGTACAGTTGATTTAAATTGATATAAATCTGGGTCATTTGTTTCATTGTTTGGAGAATCCAAATATACCATCTCTTGTGCAAGATATGGAACTTCATACCATTTATTTCCATTAGAATCTCTACAATCGTAAATTTGAATTACATTAGTTTCAGACAAATCTATTTTTTGAAAGGGTGAATATGAATCAAACACTACTTGCTTTTCTACTAATTCACCAGACAAAGCTTGAACATATTTTTTAACTAAATAAAATAATGGTTCTCCTGTATTCACATCTCTTTGATATATACTTATTTCCCTATCACTTTCATCAGAAAAATCTACCAAATCTGTTGTTCTAAAAATTATACCAGCCTTAGTTGATTTACTCAACATACCCTCTTTTATTCTTAAATAATATTTTTCATCAGGTTTATTGTTAATACCAACTCCAATTGATGGAACTAATTGATATACACTTAATGTAGTTATTGAAGGTGCGGTTACTTTAGGTCTATATCCCAAATATTGTGATAATGCCAAAACACTTTGAGGGTCTTCTGCATAAGTCATTAATGACTCTTTTAAGGTATCATCAATATAATATGATAACGAATCACCTATATAAGATGCCATTTCTATAAACATCATACCCGGTGAAGATTCGTTAAAATCAGAATATGTTTTTGGGAAATAAGTTTTTGCAAATTCAATTAAATTGTTTCTAAATGAAGCAAAATCTTTATTAAGATATTTTATATCTTTTCCTTTATTTTTAAAATTTCTATTTGTAATTGTTACTGACATATTCTATTATATTATACACCTACATTAAAGGTGACTGTATTTAAATCTGGATTTCCTAAAACTCTAAATTTAATTGATACATTTACTGTGTTATTATCTTTATCTAAATCAGTTGCTCCAATATCAATTTGGTCAACACTTATATATGGTAACCAATTTTCCAATGCCGATGTAACGGTATCTTCTATTTTTTCGGCTAATGCATCATCATTAAATTCAAATAATAATTCTTGAAGACCACTACCAAAATTAGGTTGCATTATTCTTTCACCTCTTTTTGTTAATAATAGATTTTTTATATTAGAACTAGCTTGCTCCGCAGTTTTAAAACTTTGATTAAATGCAGTATTACCAATTTGTATTGGCAAAGTTATACCTATCGCAAAATCATCAAATTTTTTCGTATCTTGTACTAACTTTTGTCCTAATACAATTGCCATTATTATTTCTTAAATCTTTTTACCAATTCTGAATAATCTCTGTTAAAAGCTTTATCCAATTCAGCTACTCCAGTATTTACACCCAATCCTGTTGGAGAAGGTCCTTTCGCTAAATCACCATAACCCATTTTTTCAGCAATTGCAGTTTTACCTACAATCGAACCCATATCACCTTGTCCAAAGTTCATTGTTCTAAA